ATGAAAGCTCATATTATTTTCGTTTTCCCTATTGAAATATCTTTATATTTAGCATTAGCATACTGCTCTGCTTGTTTAAATGCTCTTGATTCTTTACCCATAAAATATCTTTGCAACCCACCTCTTGCAAAACTTTGCTCTAATATATTGGCATATTTAACATCAGTAAATACTGTTGCTTCTTTTTTTGCCATATAAGGCATAGCTCTATGAAGTGAAATACTACTTACTAATCTTCCTGTATCAATGGCTGGTGGATTATCTGGCAGAGATGCTTCGTGCTTTCGTTTACCATAAATTCTGCCACCCTTTGCAGTTTGTTGCATACCAATAACAATATAATTTCTATACATATTTGCTACTTTGTTCAAATAAATAGCGGTTTTCTGGTCATACAAATCAACAGCTTTATCAGTCTTTTGTTTTATCTTGCTTTTAATTTCTACTTTAACAGTCATTAAGTCGCTACTCCTTCCTCTGCTCTGATAACTTGATAGCGTTCTTTGCCTTCTAATACTGAGCTTATATGTTGGATATTAAATGTTTTAGAGTTATAACTAATTCTATATTTTGGTGTCAAAGCAGAATAATATCTAATGGTGAATCTATAATTACTTCTGTCTTGCAGTTGGTCGCCAAATCTATTTTCATCTCCAGATAAATTTTCTACTTTAGCCCAAACAGTAGTAGCTGTTGACCAAGATATAGATTGACCACCACCAGAATCAGTTGAAGGTGTGAATGACTGTAAAGCTATTCTGTTCCTAAATTCTCCAATCAACCAAACATACCCCCATAATGAGCATATCCTTGATATGTATTAGTAGATAATGACTTGACTTTATAAGCCTGTAATAATTGTGTAGCAGATGTTGGAGCTAGAACTCTCTTACCATCTAATAAATCTCCTCTATGTTCAAATAAATAAGCAGAATAAGTAAGACAAGCTGATTTAATATCATAAGGAATAGTGGTAGAGCCACCATATCCAGCAACATATTGAATCTCTAAAGCATTAGCTACTCTTAAAGATGTTGGGTAAGTTTCTCCCTGTCTCAATACAATTCTTGATGGAACACTTGCAGTATCTACATAATATTTTGTACTTGCAAAAGTTGTCGCTGTATCATCATCATCATAACTTTTGATATGCGTAACACTTGATACAGGGCTTTTTGGAAGATGAATACTACGCCTATTTATGTTTTGGTCTATGCCAACATAAGAGCCTTCTTGTATTGGCAAATCTACCTCATATATTGAATCTATAAATAATTGATAAGTTACTGTGGTTAGAGTTCTTCCTGTATATTCTTTAGCCCAATTATGAACAGCTCTTTCAATCAATGCGACAACTGTATCATCATCTGAAGAATCTATTTTGTTCCAAGCCTTAATCTCTGCTTGAGTTACTGCATATTCTGTTTCTGCTGTATGTACTTTTAATCCAGCCATTTACTTCTCCTAATCTGCTTCGGCTATGGTGTTGCCAGAATCTTCCCATACTTTTACTAATGCTCGTTCTTTATTAGCTAAATCATCTTTTGGTATCATCATTTCAACACCATCAATGACTACTTTAATACAAACATAATTTCCTTGTTCGTCATTTACTTTTTGAGCTGATGTTACTGTTCTTGAATCTTCCATATATTACTCCTATAACTCTGCATCTAAGGTTATTGGTAATCCACAATCGCAAAGTTGATTTGCGGTAATTGAGCTATTATGATTAACAGCATATCTACCACCTTCTACACCTACACTAGATACTGCTAAAGATGTTGTGGTAAAACTTCCACCTACTAAACCAAAACCAGCTGTTGCTATATGTGTAGCTGTTGGTGAAGCTCTCATATTTGTTCTAAATTGTGGCAATCCTTGTATAGCTGTAGTTGATGTAGCTTGTGTTGCTGGTTTAATTGCACTATTCGCTATAAAATATCTATAACATCTTGTTTTAGTATCTTCTATAGATTCGTGTTGGAATGATGGAATTGTGCTTGATGTAAACTCTCCCACTTCCATTTGTAATCCTGTAAAATAAACATTATTGCTTGTGCTACTTGCACTATTGACTTGTCCTACTGCTCTATCTGTATTAGTTGAGCTTCCCCAAGTTGTGCTTAATGTACCACCTGAAAAATCACTACCAGCACCTAACCATAAATTTATAGCAAAACTACTAGCATTATCATTATTTAAAGTACCTGATGTATCTCCAGCAAAACTTAATACTTTTTTCTCCCAAGTATTAGAACTGCTTACTGTATAAGATTGTGATATTTGCCTTGAGTTATCAGTATCAAATAATTCAGCAATATATGTTCCTGTTACTGTTGCTTTTATCCAAAAAGATATGGTTACTTTTTCAGCATTAGCTGTTCCTTTTTTAAGTAATTGTAAATCTTGTCCTTCAAATATATATCTTGCTAAATGATAAGTACCAGATGCAACAGAAGTATCTGCTGTCGTGCAATCTAATTTCCAAGATTTAGAAAAACCTTGTCCAGATGGGACATCAGTATCTTGTGAATGTGTCCAAGTACCATTATCGCTTAAATCAACTTTCATTCTATCTATAGTATGATAACCACTACCTGTAATTGATGTTGTACTTGTAGCCCTTTGTGATATGTTCATAGCACCATTAATAATAAGTGGTTTAACATTAGGTCTTAAAGATTCTCCAGCAGTTCCCCAAGATAAATTCCCAGAGCCATCTGTTATTAATGCTTGATTTGAGCTTCCATCTGCATCTGGTAAAACCCATATTTTATCTGCTGATAAAGCTGGAGCTTCAAAGCCTACATAATTTGCACCTTCGTAAAATCTTAATTCATTGTTTGAGCCACCAATAGATAAGTTACCAGCAGTTGTTAAAGCTCCATTTGATGCTACTGTTAGGGCATCTGTGCCATCAGTATATTCAATCAATGCTGTTCTTATGCTATCACTAGAAAAATATTCTACTGTGTCATTGGTTTGGTCTAATTCTGCCAATAGTATATTTGCATCATTATCTTCATTTCTGATATATAGCTTATTGTTTGCTGTATCATACCAGAGCTGATTTGCAAAGGTGGTTGATGGAGCAGAAGCTCCTGAACTTGTACTCGCTAACGCTTGTAATGCAGAATTTATATCAGCCCTTGTATTTGGAAAGGTCTGATTATCAATAGTAAAATCATTCTGACTCATTTTTTACTCCATTAAATAATAGTAAGATTATCATAAACTTTTTAAATTAACTACTCTCAAGATACCCATATCCTTTAGCAACATAACCAAAATCTTTTGCGACAGGACTACCTGTTCCGCTACCTTGATAAAAATTTATAGTAAAACCTGTTGCTGATTTACTTGAGATTACATAATGCTGATTTTGGTCTAAATCATCTATCTCTATTCCTAGTCCTTGCAACGCTTTAAATGCTGGGCTAAATGTTACAACTTTTCCGCTTGTTGTTGCTGATATATTATCTTCCGCTACTACTCTATCTGGCATATCAATGGTTGCTGATAGAGCTGATATAGCTGGTGTAGAATCTGCATTGGTTGTGCTTAGTTTTGCTCTTAGATTTATATATCTGGCTTTGTAATTGCCTAATACATAATCTTGATAATCAGTATAAGTAACATTATCGTTAGAAGTTGATATCTGAATAACAGCATTAACATCATCAAACTCTGTATATCCGCCATCAAAATTACCTTCTTGACTGTCAAATAATCCTTCAAAACTATCAAATAAACTATTTGCATTAAACCTTGAGCTTGTCATTGAAGTTGTAACATATGAATTATAAATAGCTCCTAAATCTATTGGGTTAGAGCTGAAATAATAAAAGCCATCTAAATTACTAGCCACTTCTCCGCCATCATCAAAATTTCCTAGAGCAGAATCAAACAATCCAGAATGAGAATCAAAAAGCTCTCCTAGTGTTATTTGTAAAAAATTTGTGCTGTCTCTATTAACAACTTCAACCTCGTCTTTTGTGCCAGAAAAAGATGTAGATTCTGTTGTTGTAGCAACTGCATTAAAATCATCTGCTATTTGATTTCTAATAATAGCTTTTTTAGTTGATGTATCAGATGGTATACCTAAAACATCAACCGCTTTAATCATATAAGTTCCTGTTTGAGCTGGTAATGATATTTGATTTGTTGCCTTAGATATATAATTGGCAACAATAGGACTTCCAGCATAAACAGGGCTTGATGTTGCAGAAGTATGTCTTATTACATAATGAGATAAATCTAATTCGGTATTTGGTGTCCAAGAACATACCGCAAGATTATTAACTACATTGACAGAGAAATTAGATACATCTGCTGGAGCTTCTGTTTTTCCTACTACTTCGTGAGTTATAAAAGTAAAGTCAGAAGCCACATTAAAGGCATTTATAGCCCTTGCTCTGATTTCATAGGTGCTACCATCTTCTGCGTTTAAAACTTCAAATTTAGTGCCTTTACTGCGTCCTAGAGAGGTAAATTCAATGTCTGTACTGGTGTTTCTATATTGCACCTCAAATTCATTCGTTGTCCCTTGATTAGATGCTACTTCAATAACTAAAACTGTTGATATTACGCCAGAATAAGCCCTCATAATATCAAAAGCTGATACAGATGGTGCAAATACATCTTCAAAATGCGGTAATGTTGTATTATCTGATATAAATTCTGATTCTTCTGCGTTCCAATCCCAAACACTTGCTGATGTTTCTTGAAGGACTAAATCAACCCCAATATCGTCATTTGTCATTACAAATGTCCAATCAGCAACTTGAAATATTTTATTTGTAAATCCTAACCTTGTATTATTTATTTGAACAGTATCTCCAACTTGTAGAGTAAAAGCTGTTAATTTACATTGAGCCTTTATTACTATCTGCTGTCTATTTTTAAATAATACTACTTTTGCAATCCTTTGAGCCATTGATGATGATGTGGTAAATGGCAAATCAATATTTCCAAATATAGTAATATCATTATCTTCTGATACAAAAGTTGAAGAAGTTATCATAGGATAATCTGAGGGTTGCCAATTACTCTCAGGACTTGTAAATATACCTTTTACTGTATTAAATAAATTTCTTCTTGATTGTTTAGTTTGAATATCTAATCCACTTCTTAAATCATCTTCGTCAAGTGTTAATGTTGGACTTGCATATTTTCCACCAGCTAAAATAAACTTACCATTTGAATAACTTAATATGCCAAGCATAGAGCCTACAATTTCATCTATTGCAGTCATTGGCTCTACATTAGAATATACAATCCCATTGGCTTCATATCTATTCTCTGTTCCACCACCATCTAAAGTTATATCTTCATCACATATATCAGCAACTGTTGTAAAAGATGTTGTGTCTATTTCTGATGTTGGAACACCTAAACCAAATCTTGTGTCTGTTAAATAATCATATAAAACTAATGCTGGATTATTAGAATATGCAGTTGTACTTGTTCTAAAATCTAATAATTTTTTACCTTTTATCTCTGCACTTATATTTGGAATACCTCTTGGAAATACATCAGCGTCATATTTTAATTTTACATATAAATAAGCAATACCTTGTAATCTATGAGCTGTTGTCCAATCTGGAACTTCGCTTATTAAATCTGCATCAGCTAATTGGTTATCAGAGCCTAAATGCTGTTTTATTCTTACAGTTAATTCTGAGCTATCTGTAAATGTTTGTTTAGCTATAATTGCGTAATTACCAGTAGTCGTTGATGTTCCAGCAAGATAAGGTAAAGGAGTATTAGAATTTTCACGATATGGAGATATTCTTATTGTTCCACTTCCAAATACAGCTTGATAGATTGATGTTGCTCTTACATCTGTTCTTAATCCTTCTGCAAGAGTAACTTGTAATGTAAATCTTGTTCCAGAGCCTGTTGCAGTTCCACCTGTTGATACTCCATAATCAACACCATTTATATTTATGGTATCGCTTGTTGAAATAGAAAAAGCAGTATCAGATATTAAGGTTACAGCAGTCGTTCCTTTTTTTATACCTTTCCCATTTTCTTTTTGGTAATTTCCAAAAGGTAATGCTCTGTTAAAAGTAACATCTACATATTCAGATACAATTAAAGTTCTTGTTTTTTGTGTAAATCTTGATTCTGTTGCGTATTTATCTGGTGATGTAACTTTGTATTGATGAATACCATTACTATCTGTGCCTGTACTTGATAATGTTAATGCTTCATCATTAAAATAAATGGTATCAATAGATTGTATTTCGTGTGATGCTAATTGGATAATAATATGTAAATCTTTATTATTGTTAGTGGATTCCATAAATAAAATTCCACCAGATTTTTTTGTTGCTCCATAAACAGTATCTCTAGCAACAATCGCTTGTTTAACCATTTCTGTTCTTGACTGAAGCTGACCTGAATAATCTACTTTTGGTTTTTTTGCAAAAGCCTTAGACAATACAGAAGATACTAAAATGTTTACTAAAAAATTTCCTAAAAAATCAGTAAAACTAAAATTGTTATACCAATTTGTAACTTCTTTTACAATGCTGTCAAAAAAACCACCCATTATACAAAATGCCTTTTAGTTGTTATTTCTTTATGTATTATCTTATCATCATAAATTCTTAACCATTTGACTTTTTTATCAACACCTAACAAATGGGTAAAATAATTTTTAGTATAATTTATTATTGATGGTATATTTCCCAATGCAACAGTATCTATATGCCAAACAATATCACCAGAACACCATTGACTGCTTCTTATCGCTTTATATTTTAAAAAATGTTGTTCTTCTTGCTCACTTAAAAAAGCCCAATTTGTAAAACCATACAACCCTTGTTTATCTTGGTGTAAGCAATATTGTTTTAATTTTAAAGAAGGTAATATATTTTGATATATTTCATCATCTGTAAAGTTATCGTATTTATGAAAATATCTATAAAGTTTTATTATATCTTTAACATCAGCCACATTAGCCACCACCCCAAACAATCTCTTTATCTTGTAAATCATCAACAAATTCTAATCCCTTATCATTTGGAAAAAAGAATTTTTGGTCTTGGTCTGTATATCTAAAATCTAATGGTCGTTCTAAAGCTATTAATTTGTTTTCAATATTATATTGAATGGTTGATGTATCTCCAGATTCAGCAATACTAACTACATCTACTAATCCAGCAAATATTTGATAAGGATTATCTACAATAGCTTGGGCATTTGATGATGTTTCTAATACGCCAAAATAAACCTCTGTTGTAATCCCTTGCTGTGTTTCTGTTAATGAGCTAGATATCAAAGATGTAGGTATTCCAGAAAAGGTTAAATTAATTCCACTTGCTTTAGTTTCTCCTGTTTCATTAACATTAGATACAGCCATAAGATTAGGTGAGCCTGTATATATCTCTGAATCAATGGTCAACTCTCCTTGACCTGTCCATAGTCTTAGCGGTGTAGAATAATTTAATTTAACTGCATAAAAAGGTCTAACAGAGTTGCTAGAGATTTGTGTAGAAAAATTGCTACCAATAGACCTAGCCATCTAAACCTCTATGTTTTCTTTTTAGTAGTTTTTTTCTTTGTAACTTTTTTCTTAGTAACTTTTTTCTTGGCTTTCGTTTCTTTAGGCTCGTCTATCTTGATTTCCATAGCAAGATTACTCTGCACTAAAGTATTTGCTAAATCTTTTTGCCATTGAAATTTACAATCAATTATTTCTGAATCTTTATAAATTCTGGTTGCATTACCAGATTCATTTGCAGAAGCAGATACATCACATAACATTTTAATTTTCATAATTTACTCCTATTCATTGAATGATATTAACTTAACACCATTTAATCAATAGAGGTAAGGGCAGAGAAAGTCTATGAGCATTAACCCACCCTTACCAAACTATTAATGCTTAAGCATCTTCTGAGTCAATAGGATTACCCAATATCGCTTGAACACTTATAGGCGTTCCATTGGAATGAGTACCTGTTGCATCAATTTTCACTCTCGCATATCTTTCACCACCTATATAACCAATTTGACTAGTTTGTGGTGTCTCTCCATTTGCATCTAAAGTTAAGAAGATTCCAGAAGAATCAACTGAGCCCTCAGTTACAGATGTTGAGCTTGTTACTGCTGACCAATCAGAATCGTTAGATGATTCTTGAAGTATAAAGTCAAACTTAACACTTCCAGATAAAGTATCTCCTTCAATTCCTGAGTTCACAACAAACATAACAGACTCAAAGCCCTGTATATCAACTGTTGTTCCATCAGAATCTGCTGTAAATACTTTTGCATCTTGGCAAGTAACCGCTTTAGTTCTATTTGAAATATCTCTCATAATAATCTCCCTTATGCAGAAATGTTTTGTAGTCTAATAGCTTCAGCTAGAACTACTGCACCACCAACTCTTCGTCTGGCGACATAACGAATATTACCACTTGTAGCTTGTGAGTAAGGGTCTCTCATTACTGAAAGATTAACTCTGTCTACAATAGTGTAAGCTCTTGAGAAATCTCCATAAGCTATAGGCTTAGTTCCAGCACCTACAGAAGCCATATCTTCTGCTAAGATGAATGGTTTACCCATAATTGTAGCTGGAGCACCATTAACATAGCTCATAGAATTAACAAAGATTTTTTGTCCTTCGGTATCTTCTAATTGAAGAACTTTTCCAAAAGTATCTCTGTTCATTACAAAAGTAGCATTGTTCATATAGTCTGATTTAATATCAAACATTAAGTCAATGATACCATTTGCTGTTAATGCAGTCCCATTTCCAGAATTAGTTGCACTCACACCAGCAGATGAATCAGTAAAACCTTGAGGTCTACCTACACCATTTCCAGATACAAACGCTGTACCTTCTGCTTTAGCAAACTGTGTGCCAAATTCTTCTGACATTTCAGACTCTAGGTCAAAAGCAGAATCTTCTAGCATAGCTTGAGATATATCAACTAAGGCGTAAAGTTCGTGTGCATCAATTTGCAAAAGACCTGTTGTATAGCCTGTTGTCTCTGTTCTTGTAGCTGTTTCAGCAACAAACTGAGCAGAGAATTGACCTGTTCTTTTAGGAACTTCAATACCTCTGTTTGATGTTGTTCTTACTCTAGCAATAGAACGAATAGGAGAAATCTCTGTAACACCCTTAATTAAGTCTGCTACATATTCTGCTGGAGCATAAAAACCACCTAATGTGTCGTCTGACTCATAAAGTGCCTTCTTCTCCATTTCGTCTACTTCCCCTTTTCTTAACCATTTGTCAAATGCTTTCATTTGAACATCTACATCTTTTGCTTCACCAGAAGCATTTGGTCTTGAGATAACTGTTTCAAGATTCTCAAGTTTAGATTGAGCATCAGCTAACGCTTTTTCTTGAAGTTCAATCTTCTGCTTTGCTTCAGCCATCTGAGCTAAATCATCAGTCATCTTTTGAACTTTTTCCTCAAGAATTGGGTCTGCTGAGCCTTTTTCTTCAATCTCTCTTAGACGCTTAGTATTTTCTTCTTTGAAATCTTCAAAGGTAGAAGCTAAGTTGTCTATTACAGATTTAATTTCTTCACTCATAATAAACTCCATTAATGTTTAATTGTGTTAATTAAATGCTTGATACTATCTACAACCTCTCGTTGCTCATTTTCCAGATGGTTAAATGATTTATATAATATACTTGCACTTTGCTTCGCAACAGAACTAGACATCAAACCAACATCTCGTAAGTAATGTTCTATCTCTCTTACATTCATTTCAGCTAATTTAACTTTTGTTATCTTAGCTTTCGGATTCATTGGAAAAGTTACCATTGATATTTCCATTAAATCCAAATTCGTAATTGTCCTTTTCTTTAACTTATCGCTATATTTATAATCATCTGGAGACAGCCTATAACCAATAGACATAGAATCCAATGCACCCATTTTCATAAGCTCATAAACTTCCTTGCCTTTTTGTGTTCCCATAGCAAGTCTGCCTTTGATTTTTAATCCTCTCTTATCTTCTTCCAGAGAATCAATTACACCAATAGGCTCATCTGTCTTATGTTGGTAAAGTAATTTTATTTGTCGTGGTTTTTTTTCGTATATTGATTTTGCAAAAGCACCTTGCTTGATAACATCATTCCCCAAGTCTTTATTGCCGAATACAGAAGCATAGCCTTCAAAGCTACCATCTTCATCAGCATCTATGCCTTTGTAATCGCACTCAATATCTAATATATCGTTTACAATCTCAAAGTTTTCATCTGACATAACTTAAAATCCCTGTCAAGTTAAAGTTATTATATTCTAGCAATAAAATAAGGTTATAAACAAGCAAAAAAAAAAGGGCTGTCTCCAGCCCTAAAGTTTCTCTTAGCAAAAATAATTTCTATTTTTATCTCATTGGAAATTCAACCATCTTCCCAATTCTTTTCATATCTTTAAGTATAGATTCTATAGCTTTTATTTCATTTAAATATTCCATTTTATCTCTAGCCACTTTGGAGAATAAAATTGTATCATTGGATAAAGTATTTGGATTTTTACCATACCACTTATCATACTCAACATAATATTTAAGATTTTCTAAATTTTTTGCGTGATTACTTAATTCATTTGCAAGTTTTTCCAAAACAGGCTGAATATTAGTTTCTTCTATTAGATGTTGTTCTGCGTTATACCTATCCCACCATAAAACATCTTCTTTCTTTTTTTCCTTTTTGAGCTTAAATGCTCTTTGCGTAATAACTTTTCTTTTTTCCATTTCCTATCTCCTATTTAAGTTTTTAAAGTGGGAGCTATTTCTAGCTCCCTGTTAAAATTAATCCCAATAATCTTCAAACTCATCATAATCATCATTTTCAATTTTTGGATAATAAGGTGTTTCTCCTCTTGCATAACATTTTTCTGTTTCTTCTTCTATTCTTCTATCCCAATCAGAAGTATCTTCCCCTTGTGTCAACCATCTCATATCTGGCATTTTTCTATCTCCTGTTTAAGTTTTTATTAAATAACAAAACCTAGTATATATAATTTAATTATATATGCAAGTATTTTATATAATTATTTTTAGATAAAAAAAAAGGGCTATTTCTAGCCCTCAAGTTCCTCTTAGCAATTTGTTTTTTCTTTTTCCCATAAGAAATTCCCATCATTACGATAACAAATAGGAATTCTTCCCTTATGTAAAGTTCCATCTTTTTTTGTTGGGTGCAAATAAATTCTAAGATTTTTCTCTCCAAAATTATGATATTCGTTTAAATCTAATTTCATTGTGCAAATAAAAACCTCATTACTACCATTAATTACTTTGTCCCCTTCATTTACATTATCTAAAATTTTTCTCCAAGAATGACCTTTTCTAAATTTACTTTTTCTGCCAAGTTCGTTATCCCATACTTTCATATTATACTCCTAATGTAAGTGGGAGCATTTCTGCTCCCTGTTAATTAATCTGCAAAATGTTCTATTTGGTCTAAAACTTGATTTCGTAATAATCCATCAAGTGCCATAGCTAAACCACACCCATCACTTTCCCATTGGTTTAAATCAATCTTATTGATTTCTGCCATTGCTTTTTCAACTGCTCTATCAATAGTATCTTCTACTTCTTCTGCTGTCATAAATTTATAATTTGTCATTTCCTATCTCCTATTTAAGTTTTTATTCTGTTTCGTTCTTTTGAACTCGTCAGCTAGAGCACACACTCTAGGACAGGTGGGAGCATTTCTGCTCCCTGTTAAAATTATCTTTCAACTGTTAAAAATTCTCCAGCTTTACTGGTCTTATAGTTTGTTTCCCAATATTCTATTTCTGAATCTCTTTTTTCCATACCTTGTTGCATAACTATGAAATCATTAGACCAGCCTTCCACATATATTCTAGCTCCCTTGTGTAAAATCTTATTATATTTTTCAAACAATTCCTCAAAGCTATCACATTCAACAGTCTTATATGTATAAGCATAGTCCCTTTTATTTCCTATATATGCTCTATTTTCATCTATAACTCTTTTATCATCACGCATATATTTCTCTGATAATTTTGTGAGTGTTGTTTTGTCGGTTTCAAGTAACATATCTAATAAATAGCTATCAGTTATTACATCTACTCCACTCTCTATGTATTTAATTTGGCAATTCATTTCCTATCTCCTGTTTAAGTTTTTATATAAGTTGTTATTAACTTATAAAACCTATTATATATAATTAGATTATATATGCAACTTTTTTATATACTTTATTTAGTCTGTAAGTGTTTGATTTATATAGCTATTAAAAAATATATACAATTATTTTATAAAATATTATAATGATTGGTTGAAATTGACTTAAATATAGGAGAATTATGGCATTACTAGATGATGTAATTAATGATATACAAGTACAAAAAAACAAAGATATAAGAGAAGCACAAGAATCTTATGTGCGACACTTTGGTTATCAATTTTATAAAGATTTGTTTACATATGAAGTCTATGATAATCCCAATGCTTTTGATAGCAAAAGTGTTGAACTTTCCTATATAAGATTAATAAATAAATCAATTAAGAAAAATGTTAGAATTGAGCCAGAAGATATAAGCACAACAGTCTTTAAAATTCCAAAAGAAGCACGACAATAGCTCAATCTAAGTTATCCATTTTTAATATTACATCAACCATTTCATCAAAACCATTTTTAGTGTTTGGAGCAAATTCGGTCATTTTAATTCTCCATAGCTGTGATTGTGGAGATGATGATAATGATATATATTGTGCAAATGCTTCTGCTGAACTATTACTTGATACAGCTTCTCTGCCAATTCTTACTTTAGCTTGAGTTTTTAAATAATAGTCTGTATTGTGTCCATATCCAAATTTATTTGTTGTTATAGCACCCATATAATCTGATAGCATACCAATATCTCTTGAAGCATTTAAAGTAACTTCTCTGGTAGACCTTCTCATAATAAACCCATTTAATGAACGAAAAATACCGATTGACGATTCAGAATCTATTAATCCCATTTTATTTGCCATTTGGTATCTTACAGCCTGTCTAACACTACTGATATCTAATTCAAATGTGCCACCAGCAATTTCATCAAAATTTATAAGTTGTTTTATTTCTTCTTTTTTAAAAAATATTCCATCTTCAAATACATCATTTAAGAATATTTGTATATCTTCTTTGGTTTTTAAATTAGCAAAAGTTCTGGTTGATTCATCATACCCATATTGTGCAAATTTTTGGTTTTGATAGTTTTCCATAGCAGTAAGACCATTTTTACGAGGGAGATTTGATTCATATTTATAGCTACCATTTTTTATATTTTCTTTCACCTTATCTCTATCTTTTTTTATTTCTTTTGCGTAAACTAATGAGCCAATATCTATACGATTTCTTTTATCAGCTTCTTTAATTGTTTTGATTTTTTTACCAAACTTTGTATTTTTATTTAAATTTGTTTTCCACATCTCTCTATCTGCGTGGTGTCCATATTCGTGCCTAAAAGTTGCTGATTTGCTATAGCCATTTCTATCTTTATTTATATTTATTTTACTACTGTCATAGTAAGACCCAGCAGTAGTTGTTGTTACTTTTATTTCTTTAAATTTAGCTGGTATTTGTTTATATTTTTCTGGGCTGTCGTTCCAAGAATCATTATGAAATTCCAATTCTTTATCTGTTGTTCTACCAAACCCAACAAAACCTACAGGTATTTTTGGCTCTGGTATTGGTGGCAGTTCCTCTACATTAACTATAGGACTATCTGGTTTCGGTGTTGCCCCAATCACTTCATCTGCTGAATCATAATACAAGGTAAAACATCTGCAATTAATAACATTTGCTCCGCCACCATTCTCATAATCTCCTGTAAAGCTCATTCTTCTTTCCACAAAACCACCTTTAGCAACAGGAGTATTAACTTTGAAATAATCATCTCTGGCAACAACAGTCCCATTCATAGCTCTATGCCAAGCTCTCGTTCTTACATCTAATGCAGAACGCCATTCCTTAACAGGCTGGTCAAAGCCTAATGTCTTAGATACTTCATCATTTCCATAGTTCATAGCAGAATGAGTCTCTGTTCTTGCTATCATAGTGGCTCTGTAGGGCTTAAATGCGTTATCTTGCCTTATATCTTTGGCAATAGTAGGAATGGACTCTCCATCAGCAATACCACGCTTTATGGACTTCCTGATGCTGTTTCTGGTGGTCTCAGTTATATTGGTAACTTTGGTCGCTGTTGTAGTGGCTATATATTTAGCAATAATCTTATCCAACTCGCTTTCTTGCTTTTGGCGTTGCTTGATTAGTCTTTCTCCAGATGCGGTAATGACTGCTCGGTAATGACTAGATAGTATCTTGTATAAATCATCAGAGAAATCTTCTATGAACACAAAATACATATCTCCAGCTTCCAGATATTCCTTCTCAGCTTTTCTTGCTGTTTTCCTGAATAATCTTTTAAGTTTAGCGTTAAGATTTTTTGTAAGATTAAGGTATAGTTTAAGTAATTCCTTATATTCCTTATTCCTATTTAATTTTATTTTATTGACCATAAAGCAAATTGTTTAGCAATCTACTCTCCTAGTTCAAAATGAACTGCATCAATAAATTTCATATCCCTGTTTAGCTTGAAGTTACCTGTTTCCCAACTGCCACCCCATCTTATAGGAATATCTAATAATTCTGACACCTCTCCAACCACTTGAGCAACTGCTTCATAAAAATCTAAATCCCAAGTTACATCTCCATTATTATAGCACACAATATCTACAGCTTTACCCACACAATGCTTTGATTTAGAGCCTACTTTACTAGCACCTTCTTTTTGCAACTGCTCGGCTCTCTCAATGCTTCTTAAGCCTTCTGTAATACCAAAATCAATCGGTGTGAGCTTAATGGTCTCAGTCATAATCAGCTTTAAGTCTGGGTGTACTGTATCTAGTTTTTCTAATGAACTATTGCCAAATTTAAACATATTTATTTCCTCGTTGATAATGGGTGTCCTTTCGGAAGCAAATCGGTGTCAAACTTACCACCTTTAAATTTTCCTGTTCTGATTGCTGATAATAGAGTGTTTACTCGTGCAAACGCCCATCTGTCCTCTCCACCTCTGGCTCTGACACTAGGTCTTACGCTTTGTGGATTTGTTCTATAAGCTCCAATACCACGCTTAAAGGACTGAGCTAACATTCCAAGCGTTACTCTCTTACCTTTTTTATCTCCATATTTATCATTGTGCTCTTTTACTTTTTCTCTTAACGCTGTCTCTACTCTTGCTGTAAGACCATATGCCTTATAGCTAACATCTTCATTAATATTTTCATAAGTCATATCTTCCAATGACTTTTCTCGTTCTTTCATTATCTGATTCCTTTTCTTTTTAGCCCAAGAGAATCCTTCGTCTGAGCCCCAAAGTTGCCACGCTATCCTTCTTGCTGATGGAAAGCCTTTATCTCCTCTATTAAAACCTTCTTCTTGTTTGCCATTTTCGTGCCTTGAAAAAAAGGAGTACATTCTTAAAACTGTACTAGGTGATAATCTTTCTTTTCTGACCAACTGATTTGCTCTTGCAACACCAACTGCTGTTCCACCTCTGCCAAATTCTTTTCTCATATCCAATCCCTTTTGAGCTTCTCTTGCCATAGAATCAGTAGGAACAAGGTCTAAATCATCTAATGCCTTTTCTTCTTCTCCAGCCCAAGCATTACATAAATATTCTGGTCTGACTTCTGCATCAAAGAAATCACAATATTTGTTTTCGTAATAGATGCAGTTACCACAATTCTTTGCTTCGTTGCCTAACCTATAGGCATCAGGTAACTTTGGGTCAACATCTTCTCCATCTGGATATTCGTCTAATTTCTCTCCATAAAGCATTTCGTATGTGTCGTCATATTTCTCATTTCCCTCTGAATCAACAGGCATATCATTTTCTTCATCTGCTTCTTCTACTTCTCCAAGAGGGAATAGATTGCTCGGAACTAATAAACTATCAGCTCCATCAATGGACTCCAGACCCAATCGTTCTCTGGCTTCATTTCTAGTAATAATTCCAGAACTAACTGCTGAATTAACATTTTCATATATTTGCCTTCTTTTCTCTGCCATAGCTGGTATTGAATCAATGTCGTAAACAATTTTTAAATCACCATCATATAAAGGTGTTAACCATTCGTTTAAGTCTGATTCTATTCGGTTAAGTAATGGTATAATTGTTTCTTCGTATAAGGATAATCTTGCTTCTGCTACATTCGCATAAGTCTGGTCTGCAATACCAACTAATTGAGCTGGTACACCAAAACATAAAGCTATTTCTCTAGCTGACATATTCATTAGCTCTAAGAAATCCATATCCTTAGGCGATAAGCCAAGCTGTTGGTAGTCAAAATCTCCTTCAAGCAATAATGGTCTACCAGAATTATTTGCACCTTCAAATCTAAATCTTAAATCATCTAATATCTGTGCTCTCTGGTCATCTGTTAAAGTTGCTGACATACCTGTTTCATCTTTTGGTTGAAATTTAAGCATAGCAGAAGGCGTACAGCCATTTTTTAATAATCCAACATTATGCAATCCAGCCAAGTTATGCTGGTCTATGTTATAAGCTCCTGTTTGGATTGGACTAGCACCCAAGAAGTCATCTAAAGGATTCCAGAGTTTAATGTGCTTTAATTGACTTGCTCCTGTCAACTTATCAACAGGATATTCAGCTACCATTCTACCATCTACCTTATAACAATACTTATCTGGTATCATTGAGCTAGATGCTGTGATTTCTATCCTATCTGGTCTTAAAAGGTATAATTCTTTTGGTATACCCACTTCTTTATCTCTCAACATATAAGAATTACCTGATATAAGCAGATAACTTACCATTGAATGAAAATACTCTTTTCCTGATTGAAGTGGATTTGGTCTTGCAAGTAAAGATATCAATTCGTGGTTTTGTAGCTCATCTTCTCCAGAATAAACTCTAATCTTACAAGCAGAGATATTATTCGCTATCAAATTGATACAACGATATACTATGCTGTTCTCTAAATATCCATCTTGTGAAAATTCTTTATAACGCCTATTGCTTTTACCAGCATAAGCATTGAGCTTGTTAATAATTACTTTTGGAGCTTCTTTCCTTTGAAATGGCTCTGGCTGTTTACCTTTAAATCTGTCAAATAATCCCATTCTGTCCCTCAAGTGATTCTAAATATTGCCCTTCCAGAAGATTGAAGATTCGTCAAAGCCCACACTAAAGAATCAAGCCTGTCTGGACTTTTAATCGTATCTGCTGTATAGGAACACATCTGTTCTTCTAACTCCTTAAAGTATTTGTGATGGTGTACAAGATTCCTCTCGTAAAGACTTGATACAGGCTCGGCTCGTAAGATTTTCCCTCTGGTTGCTCGGACAGAAGTATATGGCACATTAGCATCTTGTATACGCAATAATTTTTCAATTAAATCTCCACCATTATTAACTTCACATACTATTCTATCTGCTTCGTATTTATAAAACAATTCTATGGCTCGTTTTATCCATACATCTGGACTAAAAATACCAGATTTATCATCTAAAATATAGTAATGATTATCAATCCCTCTACCAGCAACAATGATTCCTGTTTCATCAGATGATGATTTGCTTGTTACTGCTGGGTCAATACTGACCACAATTCTTTGCATCTCTGGTAAAACATCAACTCTATTTTGTTCAATATTAGCAGAATTAAATAATGCACCTTCTATATCTTCTAATATCTCGGCATATAGTTCCTGTCGCCCAAGCCTTGTTCCCTCATATCTTTCCTTTAACATTTGGATAGTTGATGGAGCTAAATTATCAGCGTTCTCAAATGTACTTCCTCTAATAACTTTGGTATCTGCTCTGACTGCAAGTTCTTTGATAAGTTCTGTTGGTCTAGGTGTAGTTGTAATGATACATTTTGGACTATCTCCAAGCCTTAATGCCATCATCAAGTTATCAAAGGTCTCTCTGTATCTCCAAGAAGCTAACTCATCACAATAAGCTCTATGGAAGTTATTACCTCTTATGCGGTCTGGCTCAATAGCTGGAAAGCCAATTATCTTTGAGCCATTGTAAAAATCTATCTGGTTATCTGTCTTGTTATAACCACTATTAGCCATAAGGTCTCTGTCAATGATATTTAATAATCCTGATTCTCCCTGAAAGATTATCTTTTTTAAGTCTGAATAAGTCGGAGCTATTACACCTACAATAGAATTTGGGTTGAGCAAACAGTAGATAGTTGCATCATAACTTAGTGTCAAAGTCTTGCCAAAACCTCTACCAGCAAGAAAAATTTGAATATTATACTTATCTTCGTCTGTGATTAGTTGCTTATCTCTAGCTTTAGCATACCACTCAGTTAATAGAATTGTTGCTTTCTGATTCTGCGAGTCTAGTTCTTTGAATTGCTCTTGCCAATTCTTTAAATTTATCATCTTGCTCTGTGCCATCTTGTATCTCCACTATTTGCCTTTCTTGCCAACGAGCTTGGCACTTTAACCAGAATATTCCAGCAGAAACCGCCTCCCTGCCTGTGCCTGTTGCAATCTTAAATAAATTTTCTGCTACTTTAGCATTCGCAGTTGCTTTACCCTTGATTAGTTCTTCTTGATAATACTTGTAAAGTGATGGCTTTGATATATTTAATATGGAACATATCTGTTCGTGAGGTAATCCAAGCCCAGATAACTGCGTTACCATTCTTGCATTTTCTTCTGTTTTCTTGACTATTTTAGGCATATATACCTTTTATAAGGTAAAAATAAAACTTAGTCAAACTTATTAAGACTTTTTTTACAATGCGGACAAGTATTCATAATCGTATCTTCATCTAATTTAAAATCTAAGTCTAAATCAAATGTATCTTCAAACATAGTCTTTTCCCTTTCAGCTTTTGCTTCTTTTTCTTTTCTTGCCCTTTCGTGTTCTTGAATAATAATATTTTTTTCTATTTCTTTTTGCCTTTCCAATTCTTTTTGTTCTTCTTTTAATTGTTTATCTGTTTTGTAAAACATTCTTTCATAGTTTATCTCTGCACAATCTCTAATAGTAACAATAGCTTTTTCTATGCTACAAATAAAAAATTCTCTTTGCTTGTTTGGTCTTAATGCACTTAATTTTTTATGTACTATCTTTTCTATTTCTTCATATTCTTCTACTAAAGCATAATATTCAACAACAAATGGCTCTGGCACTCCTGTTGAATACAAATTATCTTTTCTTTGAGTTGGGTCGCTTTTAGATATACCTACCTTTATCCTTTTATCAGCAAAAGATTTGTTACTCATTATGTATATAAAGCCATTCATATATTGTTACACAAATTCATCTGCCCATTTATACCATCTGTTGATAAAATCTTTCAAGCCATCAATACATCTGTAATTCGTCTTTTCTAACTTACCATTCCTAAAGAAATAAATACCATTTACTTCTGTAGTGTTACCATCAGAATATCCCTCTATCACAATAACAGAAAAGTAAGGATTCAGAGATAAGTTCTTTAACATTATCTTTTGACCTATTGATAATTTCTCTCCTGTTCTTTTCCATTCTCCTACAAGGAATCTACCTCTCCTTTCAAATATCATATCTAAATCACTAGGTATAGCTTTTTCATTATCTTTTATACAGCCTTTTAAGAATCCAAAATCTGTATGCCTTGCGTTATCGTTTCTCATTCCATTCATTAGTCGTGTTTTCTCCCAATAATTGATTCTAATGGGTGGAAGCATCTAGTTCTGTCATTCCATCTCATATAACATTTTCCAAGCCTTCCCATAAGGTCTAATTCTCTTATCTTGCAAATATGAATCTCAGTATGATTCTCTTGTGGATTTCTATTAACAATGATTCCAGCATCAGCTTTATTATTGAAATGAGCACTTCCACTTATATCCATTAAATTTTGCACTTTATATAATCCTGTTTCTTTATCTCTAATTTGTTTGTTTGGGTGTGCTACTAAAAAAGTAATGGTATTCGTTTCCCTATTAAATCTTTTTATATGAGATATAACAATAGATATATGCTCTGTCTCAGATATATTACCTCGTTCACTTGATATCTCGTTATAAGGGTCTAGGATAATACTATCAATACCAAATTCTTTAACACAAGTTCTTGCTTTATCTAACAACCATTTTATCGTGGGTGTTTCTTCCTTATTATCTGTAAAATAGAAATGGTCTTGTATAAATTTTAACGCACCAATCATTTCATCATAAGATAATCTGTTTGGAAAAAATGAGTCAAATGGTTTCTCACAATATTTTTCTATAAGTCTTTTCAAATTCATAGATAAGCTGTGCTCGGGAGAATAGCACAAGAATTTAAATTTATGTATCTTAGCTAATTGCATAGCCATATCGTAAGTGAATGACGATTTTCCAGCGTTTGCGACACCTGTAATTACTACAAACATTGGCTTTACTAAATGAAATATTTCGTCTAAATTTGAATAACCAACATCATACTGTTGATGCGTTTTACCCTCATATAAATCATTTACATCTTCGTATAAATCTCTAGCGGTATAAATACCTTCTAACTTGCTCATAGTTTTCTCCTGTTTTTACATCAACCAATTTTCTTTATATTTTTCTTTATTATCTTTAACCTCTATTTCGTCTGACCACCGACCAGCATTTAACCAGCTAGTAGGGTGTGCTATAAATTTAGTCTCTGTATTTTCTACTGACTTAGAATAATTATCCATAGCATCTATTAAAACATCTTCTGATACTTCATTAGATTTTACCAACCTTTCATAAATACTCTTAGCTTTTTTCTTTCCAATTTTTCTTGGAACTTTATTCCAGAAATCCTCAAATTTTGAGCAATATATATTATTAGTATTATTGATAGTATTGTGAGAAATATTTTCTCTAACCCTGTGAATATTATTCTCATACCCTTTAGGAATATTTTTCTCATACTCCATATTTAATTTATATTTGTTATAACCATAACTTTTATTTATTGCTTTAAATTTTGTTATTAGATTTGCTTTCACAAGTTCTTGTATATGTTTATTAACTGACCTTCTGGTAATCTGACATAGACCAGCTAAATGCTCCTGACTAGGATATGAGATACCCTTTTCATCTGCATAATTACAAAGCATCAGCAATACCAACTTACTTGTGCTTGATGTTGTTGTTTGCTTGATTCCCCAAGCTAAAGCCTGAAAGCTCATTGATTAATTCCATAGAAATCATTCGGACATACCTTTCCATTTGTATACTCATAAATCTTTAGCATATCTTCTCGTCTCGGAATAACATTATTGTATTTCCATTTAGTAACTGTTGATTCGCATATCTCTAACTTCCTTGCAAATCTAGCAATACTTATTTGTTCTTCCTTTAAAAAATCGTTGAATGTCATCTACTACTCCTGTTTATATTATTTTGGTAGTGTAATATTAGCATATATATAAAAATAATCAAAACAATACTTGCATATGTATTTAATTTGTATATACTAATAATAGTAAAAAACTTAAATAGGAGAATGTTATGAGCAAAAGATACAATAAACAAGGTCTTGAAATCAGAGTAGAGCCTTATTATAAAGTTCCATATCTAAAAAATACTATACTAGGCATTATTACATTTGCCTTATATATGTATGTAATCTATTTAATGTTAGAAGAACTTGGACGAGGTTACTACTAATGAATATGAATAACTTTAAAAAAGACTTGGAATACTATCAACCAATGATGCTGGTATGCAAAGAACTTAAAGACCATATCTGGTCATCTTTAGATGATACAAATATCAAAGATACTTTAGAAAAGTTTGATGAACAAAAAGATTATGGGATATCCAATTTTGTAACTTATGTGGTCATTGAATTTATGAGAAGTAAAAAGTTCTCAGAATTGCCAGAGAATGAACAAGAACATATTAAATTTTTAACTACAAGGAAACTACAATGAAGAATATAGATAATATAAAAAAACCTGATTTAGATGAAATGATGCAAAATGAAAATACAGATAATTTCAATACTATGCATTTGCAAGACTTTGCAAAAGCAAGAATTGAAATACAAGAAGCTGATATTGAGCAAAATGGATACAATGAATATCAAAAATATCCTTACACTAAGCTAGAAGATATGATTGTTGTTGTTGAGCCAATATTATTAAAACATAATTTTGTTTCTAATTTTACAGAAGTAGAGCATATTGCTGGTGCTAAATTAACAGAAGTAAAATATAGAATGAGAATTGTTCATACAATTAACAGACAATATTTTGAATCATATGTTACGCTTTATCATAATAAAGATTCTAAAGATGTGGGAACAAATATGACATATGCAAGAAGGTATTTGTATGAATCTATTTTGATGATGCGTGGAACTCCTGATGATGATGCTGGAAATGATAAGCCAATTAAAAGTCAAAACAGTAATAACAATGGAGATATCTAATGAAAGCTAGTGAAATATTAAATAAAATTCCTAAGAAAAATGCTAAGCCTAATAATTGTTTGGTTTCTGGGACAGTACAACGACATCATTATGAAATACTAAATGAATATTGCACATCTCATAATATTACAATGTCTGCTTTAGTTCGTGAGATTATTGTACACTTTATAGAAAATGCAGAACATCAAGAGGAGTAAAATATGACAGAAGAAGAAAATTATGCGTATGAGTTAGAATTGCAACAGCAAGAAGAAGAACAGGAAGATAAATTTTTTGAAAAGATTAAAGACGAATCTATGGATAATCTTTGCAAGGCTCTTGATACCAACAGAAATGTAGAATGGTTATTACAATATTTCTTGGAGCAGAGAAATTTATATCCTGAGAATCACAAAGAATGTATAAACAGAACTAATAAAAAACTTAATATGGAGAAACAAGATGGAAAATAAATCAATAAAAACAGCAACAGGTTATGAGATAAGGGTAAACTCTGGAAATCTATTTAAGAACAATTCAGAGAATCCTAAAGCTCCACAATATCGTGGTTTAATAAATTGTGATGGTCGTGGATATGACCTTGCCTTGTGGAAAGCAGAAAAAGGCTATCTTAGTGTTAAATTAACTGAACACAAAATAGCACCAGATGGAACAAGAGAAGAATATAAGTATGATAGTTCTTCCTCAATAACCAAAACTAATATGACACCAGATGAAGTTTCAAAGACTCTTAAAGAAGATTTCAAAGAAAACAAAAAAGATGAATTTGATGATGAAATACCTTTTTAAATGTGTTTATAATAAATGGAAGTTTCCTACTAAGTCCTCGTCCTACTTGACAAGGCATTTAAGTTCTCCCTCTAGCGATAGAGGGAGTTTTTTATAAGGATTGATATGAGCAAAATCACACAATTAAAAGAAGAATTTTTTAGAGACAATATTCAATATGACCATAATAGAGATTCGGAATATGGCATTGTTCCTTTTGAAATGAATAAAGGTCAATCTGATTTAGTTTTAAAAGAAGCATTTGATTATGGTGTTGAAATAAAAAACAAATCAACCAAAGATAGAAGATTATCTATTCTAAGAAAAGTTGATGCTTGGAGTTTAGATAGTAAAAATTCTTTTGTATCTGAACTCTTGCAACACGCTTTAGTTGACCTTAATAATATTTATAATTATAAATTAAGTAGAATAGAAGGTATCTCATATTTAGAATATTCAGAAGGTTGCAAATATGATTGGCATACAGATATCGGCTCTGGCTTACAATCAATGAGGAAGATATCTATAAGCTGGGTTTTAAATGAAGGATATGAAGGTGGCAATCTTCAATTCTTTAGTGATGGTGGATAAGTCCTAACTATGATCTCAACGCCTTCAAAATTAATATCATTCACAAGTTTTATACCACACCGCATAACCCCAATAACCAAAGGAGTGCGTAAGTGTATTGTGGCTTGGGTAATAGGAGAGAATAGCTGGAGATGACAAACTTAAATCAACAAATAATTTACGACAAAGTAAAAAATAATTTAAACAACAAGACAGAAGAAATATTAGATAATATAAATGAATTAATTGAGAAGGGATTAGAAGATAAAGATATTGATACATTAGCTGAATACTTCATAACCCTGAGTAATCTAAATCACGCTAAAACTCTTGTATCTAGTATCAAACCAACAGAAAAACAAGCCTAGATAAAAGTTTTTTTTAAAATAATTTTAAATAATTTATATTTAATATATAAATCAATCACTTATGCGTGTATATTTTTATTATATATAATTGACACATATACCATTATTTTATATACTGTCTTTATAGGTTGATAACAACTTATAAAAAAAACTTAAATAGGAGAGTAATTATGAAAACACAATACAATGACGATAAAACTAAAGCGGTATACTTAATATCTTTAGCAAAGACTAAGAAATTAAAAATCAAAATTGCTAATCTTCAATGTAAGTATCTTGAAGAATCAATAGTTGTAATGAATCTAATAAGTGAAAGAAAAGAAGAAGAAGCAAAATATGGTCGTGCTATGTCTCACAACCATTGTGAAGGTCTTTGTGAAAAGAAAATAGATTTGCATAATCTTGCAAATAAAATACATAAATTAAAAGTTGAGCTTGAAGAAAATAATAACTTGCTTATGAGAACTTGTATAGTAAGTGAAGATATTATTAAACATTGTCTTAATGATGATTGGGAAGTTATTAAAGAAGGTTATGAAGAATTTAGAATTTTAACAAATGCTATTAAAGATATAGAAGGAATATCTTAATTTTAACAGGGAGCTAGAAATAGCTCCCACTTTAAAAACTTAAATAGGAGATAGGAAATGGAATCACACAAGAAAAAAGATGGTACAGAAAAAACCTTATTTGATTATTCATCTCAAAATCAAAATTATTTAATAATTGATGATTTAATGAAATATGAATCTGATAATAATTGAATACCAGAAATAACAAATAAAAAACAAGCTGAAAAAATATATAATAAAATTGGTGCTAAATTT